GATTTAGACATCGTCCCAGTTAACTAAGCGTTTGGGGCGCGTTAACAAATCCAGATCGACGGGAATGTGGAATTTCATCGTAGCCGACAAATCCGGCCATTGCCTTGCTATGTGCCAAAGAGCACAACACCCAATGTTAACGGCTTGAGCAAAATCGTCAGACAGATTGGGATGCCTGACAATCAGATACTTGTCTGTTGTCCCTCTGCCGTCAATCTTGTCTTCAACAAGTGCCAAGAAATCATGCAACAATCCGGGATCGTCGGCAGCCTTGTAGTCGTATTGAAACGCTTTAATTAAGCCAAATTTGATGCACTGCGCCGTCAACACCAGCGACCGTGATTTGTCCACAGAATACCAGTGTCGTGGATGTGACTCTGTGGCCGGATGGAAATTCATGATGTTGTGCTTGGCCGTAGCGTGGTAAGCAATCGGCACAATGTTTTCCGCTGGCCATCCTGCCTGCCAGATCAATGTCTCACGGATAGCTCCAGCTCCACCGTAATCGTGAACCAGATGCGTACACTTAAACCGATTAAGCGTTTCCACGACTAATTGAGCTTCGTAGAAATAGTCATGTGTTTTGAGGGACCGCATTCCCCAGATAATGTCGATATTGCCGTTGGCTTTAAACCCGAGCACAGCCAGAGCCGTAAAACTTGTGCGTGTCTTGCCGCCTTCTTTAGGACGTATTCAGTGAACCACCACCGCCACCCCAGTCCACAGCAAGAACACGACGAATGTAATCGCCTGTGTGATTAACGGCTTGGCGCCAATCATTAGGCCACGGCAACACACAGGCAGCTTCTAGATCGGACTTGGATAACAGCTTAGAACCTTCGTCGTGACTCTCTCCGCAAACTTCGTTCAGAAAGGTTGTAAACGTTGTATTGCCACGGCCTTCCAGCTTGCCGACAAGCAATCCCCACTTCTCAGCACTGGCATAATGCAAAGGCAAAATAATCTGTGGTACGTGATAACCCGAAAATGACCACCGACGTTCTGGGTATGAGTGTATCCAACGGCCAGCACGTGGATTGATGAATTTTCGACATTTGGCACAAACGACTCCCGGTATCTTTTCACAGATGCCGTCGTGCGCCGGTCCAATCATGGCTAAAAGATCGTGTGCAAATGAAGGAACATTCCAGTAACCGCATCCGGCATGGTGACATTTAATCACCCATTCCGCCTGACTAGAGTCTTCCCAAAGCTTCTGGATACAATTCTCTAGCGTCTTTGGTGTCCCACTGTACTGTTTGATAGCATAACTAGATCCAGAGAGTGTTTCGTGTATAATTTGAAGTAAATCGTATTGCACGTCTTGTACTTCGTCTATAGCATTTTTATCCGCAGGAATACCACGAGTACGTTCGGCATCAAGAAACGCATACGAGAAATACATGTTGCTGCCGTTGCTGAATTGGCGCTGCAACACGTTCTGAGCCAAATTGTCGTTAACCAGCAAATCACGCGTAGGTGACGATTCAATAAACTCACGTACATAGTTATGCGAAAAACGCCGGATCATTTCAAACAACGGCGTGACATACAACGTCGAAAAGTACGGGAATGAGATTGCTGTCAAAATACCTTGCGCCGCCAACGAAGTAGATTTACTAACCTGTCGTCCTGTTTTCAGCAAAGTGGCGCGAGGCAAACGTGTGCGGAAAAACGGTTCAAACGGAAAATAATTGTCTAAAGAATACGGCTTGCCTTTGAGACTTAAAATCAACGGCAGCAAAGGTTTAAGTGTAGGCGTACCGCTAGCAACTAACGCATGTTGTAGTTTAAGGACTTTACGTACGTTGTCGTTGGTGTAGCCAACAATTTCAGGTTCGATGATCTTTGGTTTTAGTTCAACCGAGTCGTCCACGAGGTGCTCCATGGCGAGAAGCGCAGAAGATACATTCTTGGATGGGTTACACGCTCTGCTCAAGCTCGTATTTGAAACAATTTTTCACATCGGCCTAAGCATCGTACAATCGTTGATGATCATTTACAATAGAACGGACAAACCCTTGAGGCTCCCATCATGGCCAAGTCCCGATCCCCCGTCACGTTCTTCAGAAGGTCGGGCATCGACACCAACGAACAACTCAGGCCCACCGCGCGTTTCTACCCGGCAGACCTACTTGTCAACTTTATTCCGATCGACAAAGATTCAGTCGAAAGCCTTGCCCAAGTGGAAGGAACGCCTCCGCCAGATCGAGGAACAATGAGACCTTGGTCAAACTACACGGTAGAATAAAAGTCTTGATGGCAGGGTTCCGCACGTCTGGCGGGTTGTGCGCTTAAAAGAACCCTGCCATCATTTTCAAAGGCACATCTATGTTTTTTGGTTTTGTGTTGCTCTTCATGGGGGTAACAGCGATTATTGCGTTGATTACACGAAGTTTTGCCCCCATGTTTTTTGCAGCGTTTTTGCTGTACCTGTTGTTGAACCTTAGAGAACGACACGAGGGGCTCAAATGACATTGTTTGGTTTGATCGTTTCAGCAATTGCTACGTGGCAAGTCATCGAAATATGGAGACACAGCACACTCTTTGCGGAATGGCGCGCGTGGCTGGAGCTATTCAATAACTACTTATCGAATCTGCTCCTCTGCCCGTGGTGCCTGTCGGTTTGGGTAGGTTTTGGTTTTGCAGGGTTGGCGTTGGCAAGTGATCTGACAAACAGTAATATCCCTTTGGTTCCAGCGTTTGCATTCAGTATCAGTCGTCTGGCTAACTGGGCCAACGACATTTCGCACAGCTACTGCCGAACGCCCAATACCAAATGGGGATTACCGGATGACGACACCGGCTTCACACGACAACCAGCCGACGACGATCCCGACAGAGAACCCCTTGCCTTTTGATCAACGCATAGCCACGGATTTTCAACAACTGGCTCTGACGGCGTTGTTAAAGAATCCAGCACTTAGAGGCGTTGTCGTCGTATTCGATTACGGCGACGACCTTAACCTTGCCAACACGGTCACAGGTGTCTGGCAAACACGGACGCAGAATGAAAAGACTCCGGGAGAATTGTTTGGAGGCATCGCCCAAACAACACGAATGCTCGAAGGCATGATTCAGAACGTAGACAAGATGGTGGACTCTGCGCGGGAAAAGTTACAAATACTTTTACTGGAAGCGCAGAACATTTACACCAAAACTCGATAAGTGCCAGCGTACCTCAAAGGATTTAAGCATGTCGATTCTGACCTCGAACGAAATTTTGAGCGCTACACAGTCTGGCAAAATCGACATCAGACCATTTAGGACAAGCCAGTTAAATCCGAACAGTTACAACCTGACGTTAGGCAAAACGTTGTTAGTGTACGATACGACCCATTCACTGGATTTGCAGATTGAACCCAAAACCATCGAGATTGAAATTCCGCGTGAAGGTTACGTGCTGCAACCAAACATGCTGTATCTGGGACACACGAACGAACTTACATACACAAACTGTTACGCGCCTTTTATTGAAGGTCGTAGCTCCATAGGCCGCATGGGTATTTCCGTTCACATTACTGCGGGCTTCGGTGACATTGGTTTTAACGGCACGTGGACCTTGGAAATCACAGCGGTGCATCCTGTGAGAGTGTATGCCGATGTGGAAATCTGCCAGATAGCCTTCCATACGGTAGTGGGTAATGCAATGGTCAGGTATGCTGGGAAATACAACAACCAGACAGGCCCACGACCGAGCGGCATTTGGAAAGAGTTTAAGAACGGTCGTTACGCGCCTAGAACCTAACGGCAGGTAAGAGCATGCGTAAACGCCGTTTGAATTTCAACACTCAACCTGTAATTGTTCCTGACACAGAATATTCGGCAATTGCTGAATTACCCATGTCTGTCAGGACAATCAATCAAATTGAGAAGCAAGCAAGTTTTGTGTATCTGCATCAAATCCTGCCTTTGACGCGTGACCAGATCAAAGAACTGTTGCCTGAAACGGGTGACAGGATTGTGGATGAATTGGTCAAGGCGCTACAAAAGGTCAACATGGAGGTGCCAGCAACATGGCAGAAGGTAAGAAAACGTGCTAGGAACAAAGCTTGATTTGCAGGTAACCCCCAATCAAATTGGACCTGCGTACGCTGTCTGTTGTCCTGTCTGCATGAGATCACCCGACAAGTTTGTATCACTCGGTTTCAACGATAAACAGTTAGTGCTTGAAGAGCTTAAAGACAAAACCGGTCACGATCTACTGTTCAGCCTCTCGACAGTTCCCGTCACCATTACGCTTGCTTGCACTGAAGGACATGTTTTCAATCTCGTGCTGTTGAGCAGTCACGACAAGAAGACGCGTATAGCATTCACACTGGATACCTAACTTTGATGCTTCCAAATCCAAACCCGTTTGTTGTCAGTGAATTGCTGGATGGACGTCGAATCACGATTAATACGCGCAACATTGTTTACGTCGAAGATGACCTTGCAGATAACGCGTGCGCAGTAAAACTCAACACAGGCGAAATGTTCAAACTAGCCTGTTCGATGGAAGACTTCTTGTATTCAATGTACACAGAACCCGGGAGCTAATATGCCTGTGCAGTTAGACGGTAGGGACGTAGGTACAGTTAGTGACAAGGAAATTGCAGAAAGGTTTGCAGCTGCGATAAAAATCGCGCATGACAAAGAAAGCGAACAGATTCCGGCAATATTAGCCTTGTTAAACACAGTAGAAGGAACTCATCCTTTTAAAGGATGGGCACACAGAAGATGCGTAGCCATACAAGTAATCAACCTAGTCGAAGGGAGTCCGGTCTAGTGGGAAGACTATCTAAGATTTCGGCGTTCCTGTTCATCAGGGCGTACCACAGAGCAATTGAAAAGAATCTGTCGATCCAAGAACTGGCGACTGAATTGAAAGTCACAGTAACGTACATCAAGTATCGAAGAGCTTATCTAGAACAACAGCTCAAGGTTAATTTTCCGCCGTTAGAACACAGAGCAAGCATAACACGCAAAACAGTAGAGTTGCGACGAATGGTTAGAGCGTGCGTTAGGTCAGCGGCGCTCCGGGCACAATCAGAACAAGAGTAAAGGTAAATCATGTCGCACTACGAACCTGAGACTGCACACTGGTCAGATCTGACAGTGTTGCAGCGCGGTGAAATATTTCATGTCCATGCGATGAAGTTAACCGATTATGATTCCAGCTTCGATTTCGTAGCTCACTTAAGCAAGCTCAGATGGTCATTCGATACACGACCGCCAGAAGAACGATTAAGAAAATTAGACGGCAACGTGTTGGAAATTACCGGCACGTGGTATGGCTACGACGAAGACAACAACTTGGTGATGGAACCCCCTGCAATGCGACGTGTATCAGACGACGAACTTGAAAGCTATGGCGACAAACTTCACGCAGCGACACTAAACGTAAAAGTTTCTTTGTTCGTGGCTCGCATTCTAACCAAGCTGTTGTACAAGCATGCGACGGGACAGTATTCAATTGCTCAGGCGCATCCTCAAGAGTCCATGATTTACCAGATGTGTTCGGAAGAAGCTGAGTACAGTAATCAGGCCGCAAACGGCATTCAGAAACTGATGGACAAGTACGAACAAGAAAATGACCTCAAGTAAAAGATCATCTGTCATCCGTGGC